GAGCGCCTGCGCCACCACCGCCACCGCCTGTATTATCGGTTCCGTTTACTCCGACAGCAACATTACCACCTGCACCGCCACCACCTGCGCCACCTCCGCCACCTGATCCACTATTAGCAGCCCCGCCTCCGCCTCCGCCGGCATAGTAGGTTGCCGTTCCCGATATAGATGACTGTTGTCCGATTCCACCGGCACCTGCAGTTGTTCCAGCCGAATTTCCTCCGACTGCTCCGGCTCCCCCTCCACCCCCACCGAGATAGACGGCGCCTTGGTTGCCATTGCCGCCATTATTACCTTGACTAGGTGTTGTGGCTGGTGTGTTGCCTGAACCCGGACCATAGCCAGAATTATACGAGCCACCGCCACCTGAGCCGCCATTTTGACCTGCCAATCCAGCTGAAGTAAAGTTTCCACCTCGTCCGCCACCGGTAGAAGTTATTGAACTAAATGTTGAAGCATTTCCATTTGTGTAGGCGTTATCACTGCCAGCCGATTGACCAGTTCCTCCGGCTCCTACTGTTACTGTTATTGGTGATCCAGCAGACACCGCAAATTCTGCAGCAGTTCTATATCCGCCTGCGCCACCACCTCCACCCTGCCAACCACCACCACCTCCGCCACCCGCAACTACTAGATATTCTATTGAACTAACTGTTGGGGGTGGAACAGATGATGAAGGATTTGTTAATGCCATTCCCCCGGTTGCAAATAATCCTGTTATTATCATATTATTTCCTAATTAAAAATGATTGTTCCGGATTGCCAGAATCTGTAGATGATATTAGCATTGGCATATATTACGTTTGGTGATCCTGTTACCGTGGCATTTGCAAACACATTTGGATACCGAATAACTACAATACCCGAGCCACCATTTCCACCCGGCGCAAGAGGAGATGCAGCCGCTCCAGACCCACCGCCCCCTCCACCAAGATTTTGTGTTGCATTCGTGCCAGCTGTGCTACTACCACCCTGTATTCCTGCGCCGCCTCCGCCGCTTGCTGGATTTACAGATCCACCAGGTCCAAATGCAGACCCGCCGCCACCGCCACCTGCATAAAAAACAATATCTCCTGTTATCGAAGTATTAGCTGCAAAACCACCAGAACCTCCTCCGCTGGGGGGTGCGGCACCTCCGGTGCCTCCTATGCCAGCACCGCCGCCGCCTCCGCCGCTGATAGCCCCACCACCATTCCCTGCACCACCTGGGTTTCCTTGCCCAGGTGTTCCGGTACCTCCAGCAGGGAAACCGCCTTCACCGTCACCCCCACCGCCACCTGAACCTCCGGGTCCACCGGTAGACGTTTGAAGGGCTGAGCCACCACCGCCACCTCCAACAGTTGTTAATACAATATTACTACCATATGTTACATTGCTTGATAATCCTGAACCAGCATTGCCATAGTCTGAGGTTGATCCTGTGCCACCTGCTCCTACGGTTACTGTATATGTTATTCCTAGTATTATGTTACTATAGTTTCCAGTAATAAACCCGCCAGCACCGCCGCCGCCGCCCGCTCTGCGCCCACCACCGCCGCCTCCGGCTACAACTAAGTATTGTACTGAACTAACTACATTGATTACCGAGATGCTAAAACTTCTACTTGCAGTTTGATTCTGACTGTCAGTTGCAGTAATAGTAAAATTACTTGTTGCCTCTACTGTTGGTGTTCCGGTGATTGCACCAGTACTGGTATTCAAACTTAATCCAGTTGGTAAACTACCACTTGTCAAGCTATATGTAATTGTCCCATCACCTGTGGCACTGACAGATCGTGAGTATGCATTATTAATGGCCCCGCTGTCCAAAGCACCGCTAGCCGTTACCCATACTGGAATAGCACTGTATGTTATTCCCCCCGGTAATATACCAGTAGAACCGTCGGTGTTGTAAACATACAGATGATAGGAACCTACACTTTTCGCAGGGCTTGTAAATGATAAACTTGTTGCACTTACATAGGTAGTTGCACAACTAGTTGTATCAACATATACTACTGTATTACTACTAAATCCAGTACCAGTTACTGCAATAGTTTCATTACCTCCAAGATTTGCCGCGGTAGCACTACCAGAATATGCAACTGTGGTAATTTTTACGCCCTGAAGTGCGCCTAGTGTTGCTGATGCTATGTTATCTGATGTTATTTTTGTTGTCATATTGTTCTCTTAGAATGCTATTTCCCTATTTTTATATGTGTTCTATGTACTCTGCATTGTATTTGCCCATTATAATAATCATCAGTTTCTAATACTCTGCGATCCATTTGTTCCCTTGCCTCAAGATAATTACAAGATCCTTTATTTGGACAAATATGTAATATTTCTCGTATAAATTTATCTGATCCAACTGTCTCTACATCTTTTTTAACTTCGTCGGATGAGGACCAATAATCTCGCCAATCTGATTCGACCTTTATGCGCTTCTTTTTACCCTTAACCTGTTTAGTTTTACGAAACCAAAAAAGTTTTTTACCTATGTATTTCCGTCCAGTAACAGTATTTGTAATCAAATATACATAACCATACGCAGTTTCTGGAATTTCTTCAAAAGGAGAACTATTATAAAGCCACATAAACACCTATCTAAATAAGTATTTATTGTTCTACAATTTCCCATATATCTCCATCTTCGGAGTATCTATCGGTATCTACACGGGGTGGGACTATGAAATAATCCTCAGGATCCGTCATTACATCCTCGAGTCGCTCGGTTGCTAAACCCTTGCCCATTGTGCCAGTCTTAATGAACATTGATGTTTGTACAGATTTCTTATATCTGTGATATTCTGACTCGTCTCGAGCCATATAATCTTTTTGCTTTTCAGAAAATACCTGTTTCTGTTCCTCTGACCATTGCCTTGAATTGGCACAAGCCCGGGTGCAAAATTTACCGGGCTTGCTGTGGTGTGTCCCGCACTTAGGACAAGTCTTCGTCGTCGTTGTCGAGGTCTTCGTATTGCTCATCTATTTGATCTTCATCTATAGTGGCACCGCAGAATGGACAAAAACCTACATTATAATGATGGTCGTCAAGATCATGTTTTATCTTGAAGACGGCATCGCATTCGATGCACTCGTGGTGTTTGTTTTTTGCCATGTGTCGATTCCTCTTTTCTTTGCTTCAGTTTCAAATACTCTTGTTCTTAAATCGGATGAACTAAAGTAGTGATCGCGCTTGTTAAAATAAATGCGAATTTTTCTTTTCTCACAGATAACTTTGCCCGTGTACTCAGTATCTCTATACTCTTCACCCAAGATGCGAATATCAATAGGTAAAGACATAAAGATATCTTCAAGTTCTTTTTCTGTTGAATATACAATAATCTCATCGACGTGTTTACAAGCTGCAACTTGTATTTGTCGTTCGATTATAGATTGCACAGGTTTGTTTTTACTTATCCTGTCGATTGTTGGATCAACTTGTATTGCTGCGATTAAATGATCGCACTGTCTTTTTGCCTCTTCAAGCATGATAACATGACCAGCATGGAAAAGATCAAAAGTACTGCAAGTAATTCCTATAATTTTATTACTCATATTTGCTCCACTTCAATTTTACATTGTTTTAAAAATTCTATACCATCAGTATTTCTATAAGGTGTACGATAGAATACTTTATTTATACCTGCCACATGAATCATTTTACTACATTCAAAACAGGGTGCATGAGTAATATACATTGTAGCACCCTCACCCGATTCTGTTGAGCGAGCTAATTTACCTATAGCATTTGATTCGGCGTGTAAAACTTCGGGTTTAGTTTTTAGGCCAACAGTCGCTCCCTCATATTTTTCGCCGCCTTCATCTATGATATATGTAAATGTTTCTCGTATTTCATCTTCGCAGTTGTTATCCCATCCTACAGGAGTACCATTGTAACCTATAGAAATTACTCTATCATCTTTAGTTATAATAGCACCAACCTTCAATCTTCTTGCATGAGATAGATCTGCGTATGACTCTGCCGCCGTCATATGTGCGTAATCAATTTTCTTCGACATTCCATTTACCCTCTGGACATTTTTCCCATTTAATTAACGTCTTGCCCCAAATAGCGCAACCGCACGAATTGCAAAATTTTGCACCAATAACAATTTTTTTATGTTCACATGTCTCGCAGATTTTTCTGCGGTTTATTACGTAGTTTGTTTCTTTATCGGAATCCATTTTTTACACCAATAATTAGGTTTCACCTTAGCATCCCAGGTTTTACAATATTTTGTTCCTGGCACATATGCCCCACAATTTGCACAATTTTCTTTACTATTACCAACAGCATATGCAGGAGGTAATTTTTTATTAATTAAAGTACCATCGGGATACTTTCTTTCTCGTATCTCGTCAAAATTTTTCATGCCGCCTTTCCCCACACATCATGCCAGTTTCCTGACAAGGCACCTTTTGCGTAGTCTGTTGCTCTATTTTCAAAGAAATTGGTATGCGTCGGAGCATTGATCATTTCTTCAACCCACGGTAAAGGATTCTTTTTACGCTTAAAGATGCCCTTTAGTCCAAGACTAATTAGACGTCTATCAGCAATATAACGAATATATTCCTTTACATCATTTTCTGTTAACCCTTCGATAGCGCCAGATTTGAAAGAAAGTTCAATAAACTTATCTTCAAGACTAACCATCTTCTCCGCAATCGAGTAGATCTTTTCTTTGAGAGTATCATTCCATATCTCCTTATTTTCTTCGATATAAGTACGAAACAATTTAATCATGCTCTCGGCGTGCTGTGTCTCATCAACAATAGACCAAGTAACGATTTGTCCCATACCCCGCATCTTACCCATACGAGGGAAGTTAAGTAACATAATAAAGGAACTGAATAGTTGCATACCTTCAGTAAATGCGCTGAACACGGCAATATGTTCAGCGGTTGAGGCAATCGTACTATTCTTAGATGAAATATCAAGAACAAAGTCATGCTTGTCTTTCATTTCTTGATATTCAAGAAATTGATTATATGTTGTTTCGGGTAATCCCA